CTGGAGCTGGCTTCCGAGCTGCTGGGCTGGTCGAACGCTGCACCGATGGTCGATTTCGACGACCTGCTCTACCTTGCGGTCAAGGATGGGATCAGCCTGCCCAAGTTCGATTTCATCTTCGTGGATGAGGCGCAGGACACGAACGCCATTCAGCGCGCACTGCTGCGCAAGATCATGAAGAAGACGTCGCGCGTCGTTGCGGTGGGCGACCCTGCCCAGGCCATCTACGGGTTCCGCGGTGCAGACAGCGAATCGATGAACCTGATTGCAGAGGAGTTCGACTGCAAGCGCCTTCCGCTGAGCATCAGCTACCGCTGCGCGACCAGTGTGGTCAAGTACGCTCAGCAATGGGTGTCCCACATCCAGGCGGCCGAAGGTGCTGCCGAAGGCCTGGTGGAGGAGCTCGGAAGCAAGTGGGATCACAAGATGTTCCAAGCGAACGACCTTGTCGTCAGTCGTAAGACTGCACCGCTGATCACGATGGCCTATAGCTTCCTTCGCGCTCGCGTACCTGTCACCGTGATGGGCCGTGAGATTGGGCAGGGGCTGAAGGGTCTTATCAACAAGATGAACGCGAAGGGCGTTGATCACCTGCTCACCAAGCTGGACGCCTACCGTGACCGTGAGGTCGAGAAGGCCCTCGCTAAGAAGGACGACGCGAAGGTGGAAGCGATCGAAGACCGCATCGGTGCGATCACCTGCCTGATCGACAGCATGCCCGAAACCGAGCGCACGATCCCCGCACTGCTCAACACTATCGACAGCCTGTTCTCTGACAAGAAGAACGCTGTGGTGTTGGCTACCATCCACAAGAGCAAGGGCCTGGAGGCTGACCGCGTGTTCTGGCTCGGCCGCAACGAATGCCCCGCCAAGTGGGCTCGTCAGGATTGGCAGAAGCAACAAGAAGTCAATCTGTGCTATGTCGCAGCAACCCGCGCCAAGCAAGCGCTCTACACCATCGAGGCAAGGCAATGATTCCACGATTCCCCATGACACCTGAAAGCGCCAAGGCGATTGCAGGACATTTCGAGCATCGCCGTAAGGCGCGGGAGGAGCGCAAACGAGCTGAGCTGTTAGCCAAGGAACTTGAGGCAGCATTGCGCGACGAGCAGGGGCCGCAGCAGCCGCGCGCTCACTGGCGGTATCCCTACGGTATTGGCGCACATGCGATCGCGCTGTGCGCGCTGGCTGCTGCCGCTGTGCTGGGGGTATTGGCTCACGCGCTAAGCTGACCAAGTTGCAATCACTGGCCCGAGGTTGTTATACTCGGGCCAGTTTCGTGAGAGTCTGACAAATGAAAGACGATCTTGACACGGCTCGCGGTGTAGTGAATGGCGTCTTGCTGAGCATCCTCCTCTACGCTTTGTTGGCCCTATTTTATTGGAGATGAAATGAAGCCCGTCTATGATACGCAGGCCATGTCTGCTTCCATTGCCAAGGACCAGACGTTTCAGATTGACGCTGCTGATATCATCGTGCTTCAAGGGAAATCTGCCCTTGATGACACGTTTGATGTAAGCGAAGACGGCGGCGTGACTTGGCGTTCTGTGAGTGTGCGAGAGAGCGCCATCTTTACATCCGGGCAGCCCGTTTATGTTCGTGCTGTGGATTCGGGCATGGTCGTGGGGATTGAGCGAAAGACGCTCTCTCATTTCCTGGGTGACGAGGGCGAGAGACTGCCTATTGTCACAGCCACGACGGGCCCGGGTGGGGTGGTTAGTTTTTCAAACGGACTGGAATCTCGCGGTCCTGTGCTCGGCCCGTCTTTCGTCGATTTGCTGAATCGCGCCAACCCCGCCAGCTCGTTTGAGTATCGCACTGTATTTCATGGTGAGGGCTTTACGACGAAACTGCAAATAGCTACGCAGTTGAAAAACGGGATGTTTGTCGTTGACGAATATGGACAAGAATCCGACTCCGGGTTCGTCCGCAAGATTGACGCCAAAATTTGCTCCAGAAAAATCGCGGAGTCGTGGGAGCAACTTGGTGGCGAAGACCCATCAATCTATAACGCAACGCTGGGCGAAAACTGGCTAAACGGAACGAGCAATAACCCGTACACGACAACCATCGGAAACACCCTCACCATTGCTTTCATCGGCACCGGGTTTGATTTACGGATCTACAGAGACAACCGGGGCGGCGTGTGGGAAGTTAGTGTTGATGGTGAGGTGTGGGGTACGATCTCGACGTGGTCAGGGACGGGCAGTTATTACACACACCCCGGGCCTCGCGGTTTCTTTGAAGGCCCTCATGTTGCCACGCTGCGGTTTATCGGAGCAGACCCGGTGAACGCGCCGAGTGGTGGTGTCGCGCCTCGCGGTTGGATTTCCCGAATGAGTGAATCCGCGTCTATGAGCCGGATAACCCATGGCACGCTGCGCGCAACGCACGTTAATCCGCTATACGAAACGGTACTAGCAATCGGACTGCCCGGCAGCAACCACGAAGCCGCCATCAGGTATCTGCCTACCGGGAGTGGTCTGGAAGAAGAGTTTTGGCCTCGGCACGTCGCAAACGCCAACGTGATGACAATACTGGCGAAACATTTGTCGATTGACGGCAAAGCCTATGACATCAACCAGTTGTCACAGCTCTGGAGTACTGCGTACAGAGTCGATATTGCTCAGAGTTTTATCACTCACCACTCCGGCAACGTGGCCCTCAAGACAGCAGACGGGTTTATGCGATCCTCGGTTACACCGTCGGGATACGAATTCGACTTGACGCTGGATTGGGCAACGCCCGTAACCGTCACGGCTGGCTACGGCGTGATGTGTCCGGCATCGTTTGTAGATGTCGCACAGCTCAATTCCGGCGAGCAAATTGATTTGTCTGCCCATAACGACTCAATGATTACGGCCACAAATCCTGGTGATAGCGGATTGCTGACCGATCCGTCACGCCCCTATGCAGCGGCATGGGATATGCGCAACTACGTAATCAGCTCTCGCCTCGGCAGGCCAGGATACACGCAAGATTGGTGCAGAGTGCAGACGCGCAGCGGTGGCACCCGACCCGCAAAGTTTTACGGCTGGATTGCCAGCGCCGCAAATGTCCCGGCAGGCGAAAGAATGCACTTCTCCGGCAGATACAAAATCGGCGTTAAACCGTAAATCTAATCCCCCTCGCGCGCCCGTCGCAATGAATCGCAACTGCGTCACCATCACGATGGACCTGCTCGCCGACCAGGGCGGGCGGTTCGTCGCGGCGGGGTCCCGGCGCGGGCCGCTGATGCACGTGTGGCACGAGGCCGCGGACGGCACGGTGACGCGCTACGAGCCCGACGCCCCGCTGCGGCACTGGACGCACGCGCTCGGTGGCTACCCCGGCCACCTCGTGGCGCACGCGCAAGTGCAGGCGCGGCCGATCGCCGCGTGGCAGCTCGTCGCATCGGCCTGGGTGCTCGCGCTCACGGTGTCGGCGTGGGCGGTGCTGCGGTGGGTGCGACGCGCTACTCGCCGAGACAATCGGAAACACGTAAAGGGTTTATGATGAAACTTGCCTGGGGTAAGAAGGTCGATCAGGCCTTCCGTGACAAAGTGTTCGCCATCTGTGATGGCTTCAAGTGGAACCGTGAAACGCATGCCAGCTGGCTCATGTCCTGCATGGCATTCGAATCGGGCGAGACCTTCAGTCCTAGCGTGCGCAATGCAGCGGGCAGCGGTGCCACCGGCATCATCCAATTCATGCCCAGCACTGCGAAGGGCTTGGGCACCAGCACTGCGGAGTTGGCAGCCATGAGCGCTGTGGATCAGCTGGATTACGTTCAGAAGTATTTTCGCCCCTATGCTTCCCGCATCGGTACGCTCAGCGACATGTATATGGCGATTCTGATGCCCAAGTTCGTGGGGCAGCCGGAGGACTCCGTTCTGTTCCTGGATCCGAAGATCAGCTATCGCCAGAACGCTGGTCTGGATGCGAACCACGACGGGGAGATCACGAAGGCTGAAGCAGCGAGCAAGGTCCACGCCAAGTTTGATAAAGGTATGCGGGATCGGTTCGCGCTTGAGCTGTAGTTTGATTCCTGTAGCTGGATGCGTTTCGCGTGTGGTACTATCCCCCGAAACAGGGCATGGGCCTCTGTCGAGATTAATCGAATTGGGGTCCAAACATGTTGCCGGAAGATCCGTGGAATAACTGGTGGATAAAGGCGTTGGCCTACGTGCTCTTCGCCATGTTCGGAGGTATAATGGGTCATCTCATACGAACCATCGACAGCCGTCAGAAAATCAAGTGGGGCCGCGCAGTGCTGGAGGGTGGCGCGGCTGGTTTCGTTGGCCTGCTGATGTTGCTGGTGTGCCAGGCGATGAACCTGTCCGAGCAATGGACGGG